TGTGGAGCAGGTTCTGGAGTAGGTGCTGGTGCCGCTTCAACTACTGGCGCTGGTGCAGGTTCTGGAGTAGGTGCTGGTGCTGGTGCACTCTGTTGCACTGGTGGTGCAGTAGTAGCATCACTTGTTCCATCTGTTGCTGGAGCCATCATGCCTGCTGGTCTGTAGTAAGCACCCCAACGATCTGGATCATATGGTCTGCCATCCACTGATGCTTCAAACATTTCTTTCATGACCTTAAGCTCTTGCTCACTTGGTTTCTTAGGTAAGAAGTCTGCCAAGTTGTATAAGCCATGTTGGTCAATGGCCGCTTGTTCTGCTTCTGTTAGAGCAGTTTCCTTACGTGCCCAAGTTGATGTTGTGTAGTCAGCATATCCACCTTTTGATGTCTTAACAATACGGAAGTCTAGTCCTCTATTGTAATCTGTTGGTAGTTCTTCCATTTCTGGATCCATCAATGCTGTCTTGATGATGTTAAAGATCTGAGGACTCATAATGAATCTACGGATTGGATTAGCTGGTGTTGTGTCGTCTGCTAATGGATTCTCTCTAACAAAACCTTGAAATAAGTATGAACGCTTCTTCCAATACTTACGACCCATCTCTTCTAATGATGAATCTTTAAACCATGTTCTAACTTCTGCTAAGATAGGACATGCTTCGCCCCACATCTCCACGCAAGGAACTTGAACTATCTGTTGTTTGTTGTCCATTTCACCCTTGATACCATTGAATGGTAAACGGATCATGTTACGTTCTTGCCAAAAGAATGTGTTGTTTGGGTCTGCGTCTGGAAGGAATCTAACACTTGCCTGTGATCCCTCTGAGATGTTCCAGTGAGGATAAATTGCGTTATCACCACCGCCTGTTGAACGATTGTTGCTTTGATTGTTTTCAGCCGCCTGTAACTTGGCTCTGATATCTGCTAAACTTGCCATAATGTATTTCTCCTTTATGTGCCATAATAATTTGCCTTAATGTGCCTAAATAAAACACTATAATAGTGTAATATAATTTATTTATGCCGTCAACGATTATATTGGTATATTTTACCATTTCAAGTCACAAAAAAGCGTATACCTAAATATACGCTTCTCATGCCAACCTGTCAAGTATTACATACCTGCCAAATGTCTGATTCTATCCAATTCACTTTCTTTAACTTGATAAACTTTGCCATCTACTTCAAACTCTTTCTTACCTTGAGCTCTTGCTTGTGCTAGTTTTTCAGTAAACTCGTTACCTTCTTCCATTTCATCTTCATTGATGCCAGCCGCTTTTAAGAATCTGCTTTTATCAAAACGAGGGTTTTGTTTAGCAAACATATCAGCATGGTGATGTGCTAATTCTTTGCGTTTTTCTGGATCTGGGTTTGCTTTTAATAAGTCTGCAACCATTTGAAAGTCCTTGCGTGTAGGACCTTCTGTTACTGTGTCCTCAGCCGCCAAGACGCCTGCGACGTCTTTCATTTTCTTGATGTATGCTGGTTGATCTGGATCCATTCTTAACTCCTTGTTTTTAACTTCTTTCCAATCTGACTTTTTGCTTTGATACTTTTTTTCAAACTCTTCGTCTGATAATTCTTCCATGTCTAATGCCAGGCCTTTCATTTTGCCTTCCATTGGAACGTCAGCATCTCTAGCAGACCACTCTGCTTCTGCTTCTTCTTGGGCCGCTTTTAATGCTTCTTCATGGTCTACGCCACCTGGTTGAATCATGTCAGTGCACCATTCGTCTGTTAGTTTATTGTTACCATCACCACGGCACCAACCTGTTAGTGATTTAGGATCTACAAACACACGGTTTTGTTCCTTGTCAACTATTACGTTGTAACGGATACCACCATAACCTGGTTCGCCGTCATCGCCTGCCCATTCCCAATCTAACTCACCTTCGTATGAGTCTGGATCAAAGCCTTCGCCTAGATCTAACTGAGTAGTTTCGTCAGCCCATTGTTCAAATTCGTTAATTTCTTTCATTACAGAGTCCCTCGCCTCTAGTTTGTTAAGCACTGGAATCGCCTGTTCAATTCTAGTGTCTAATAATGTTTGTGTGAACATTTCTCTGATCTTGTCAGTTGTTTCACTATGCTCTTGTTCTTGTTGAGGACTAAATGCGTCTAGTTCCTCTTTATATCCACGACGGCTGATCATTTTCTTAACTTTCTTTTTCAAGTTAGCCAAGTGTCTAATACCTGTTTCAACCATTAGATCAGCACCTGCGTCTGTCCACTCTTTACCACGAGCTGAACGTAAGAACTGTTCTAATACTTTGATATCTTCAACTGCTTCACTGATGTATTGACCAAACTCATCATAAGGTAAACCGCCCTCTGAACAGTGTCTTGCCATAGCACGACCTGCGTATAACTTAGTGAAAGGTAACTTAAATCTTTCTCCCTCTGCTGTTTCAATGTAAAGTTTTGCCACGTTTCTATAACGAGCATCGCCTTGTTCTTCGTCAATTGGCTTTGAGTGAACAATTTTAAGTTTTGCTTCTTTGGTTGGTTTTGTGTATGATGTGTTCTTATAACCGTAGTATTTGGATTCAGTGACTGCGGCCATGGTCTTCATTGCGTGTTTTAGTTTGTTCATATGTTTGAGTTCAAACTGTAGCATATTTCTACGACTAAAGTGTCTTAGTTGATATAAGAAATCATACCAAGTTGTTTTATGATCTTTGTCCATTGAACGACCTAGTCTGTCACCGTAGAATACTTCTAACACACCTTCTGGAGTGATAGTAATAACTACTGTGCCATAGTTAGTGTCGTCTATCTTGTAGTCAAATGAGAATAGATCTGCGTCTTTGGCATCACCTGTTTCTTTACCTTTTGAATCACGTGTGGTTACATCAAAGTTCTTGACTGCTAATAGGTCAAATAAGTTCTGTCTAATTTGGTCTGTGGATATCATACGAGTATTTATCTAAAACATTATAAACGGCATTGGCTCTACATCTACGTCTGTGTGATCAGTCATATTCTCGCCAAGGTCTTTGTGATACTGCTGTATCTGTTGCATCATACGAACTACCAACACTGTGGCCATAACTAGGTCATCGTGTTCGCCGGGTTTGGCCGCATAACTGGTGCCTGAGGCTACAAAGTTTTTGAGTTCGCTGATCAATGGTTGTGATTTAATCTTTAGTCTACCTGTCTCAATTAATGTTTTTAGTTTTGAACAGGCCGCAATCTTGGTTTTGTTTGTTGTGTTAAAGCCTTTACGGAATCTTCTGCCCTGACCTGCTTTTTTATCTTCACTTAAGAACAAACCTTGTATGTTTTCCTCACCAAAGTCTGCTATTGATATCAAGGCCGCTTCACCTATGGTATTGTTTTCAACTGAAAAGTAAATGTTGTTTTGATCTACACCCTTGTCTCTGAGGTGTTTGATAATGTCTGAGAACACACGAACCTGTTCAGGTATGGGTGTTTTGTTGTGTTTCCACTCTGCTACCTGTGTCATTGATGTGGCATCAAATATTTCCATAGCTGAGTAGTCACCACCTGTGCCTAAACTTGGATCCCATCCTACAGTGTAGATATGGTCTGCTACTATTTCATTATACCAACGGACCTGTCCTGTTTTGTTTACAGGTTCAATGCCTTTCATATCCATTAAGTGTATTGGTGCTATCAGTGTTTCATCATTGATAACAAACTCACAGTCCATTTCACGTCTAAAACGTTCATCGCCTAGTTTACTGCGTTCTTCCTCTGCCCACTTGTCATCTCTGTCTGGGTGTTCATTCCAATATGATCTGTATGCTTTGAATCCGTTGACACCTACTTCAGTTGCATTGCCGTTGGCATCCTCACACTTGTTAGCACCCTTCCATAGTAGGGCAAATTGATCCTCATCTGAGTTAGGTGTTGATGTAATAATTGCTTTACCGCCTGTTGCCAGTGTAGGTGATATTGAAGTCCAAAACTCACGGGCAATAGTAGGTCGCACAAAAGCAAACTCGTCACAGTATAGCATTGATATAGACATACCTCGTCCAGTGTTTTCAGTTGTTGTCTGTGCTACGATACGACTGCCGTTGTCAAACTCCAATGATCCCTTGTTGTAACTGACAGCACCTGCACGGATATGATCTGGACATGATTCATAGGCATAACGAACACGTTGCATGATCTCCTGGGCACCTGCATATTTGTGTGCGGCCACCAGCACTGTTGAATCTGGAACAAACATAGCAAACCATAACAAATAACCTGCGGCTGATGTTGACTTACCTGTCTGCCTAGGCATCATTGATATTGAATAACGATAGTTGTGATATACATCTATCAGACGTTCTTGATACGCATATGGATCATATTTGATGCCACCACGTGTTGGATGCTGAATATGAAAGAAGTTTTTCATAAAGTATTTTGCACCCGTTTTAGGATCAGCACACTTCTTAAATTCTTCAACTTGCTCAGCCGTGTAGGCAACTTTAGCATGTGCTTTTTTAATTAATACACCGTCTAACGATTTAGTTGCCATTACACCATTTCTCCCGATATCTCTTCAGATTGTTGTATATAAAATTCAGACAAAACATCCTCTTCTCTATCTACGACATTACCTGCTAATACCCATTCCTTCCATTTGTTATATGTATTTACAACATGATCTCTAGTGGTTTGATTAATTGGATTATCAAATACCTTTTCTAAATATGTCAAATGTTGCAGTATTGTAGGATGATTATCGATCTGTGCTGATGTTAAATCAGTATCTTCTGGAGTGTTAGCATTACGTAGATCACCACCATATATTATATCAGCATAACTTGGTAGAATCTTTCCAAAGACCTTTTGCTGTCCTTTAAGAAAATTCTCTAAACCATACGGTATTAAACGATCAATACTAAACATATGATAATTTACTTTCTTTCCAGTTAGATAGCCATCTACTAGAGTCATCAATGACATATCTCTAATGAAAAAATGCTCATCAGAACAATAGTTAACAACAAACTCTCTTGGATATAGATCATCAGTATGCACATTACCATACCCAACCCATCCTTGATCTGTCCATCGGTCCTCTCTAGCATAAGTTGACCAGCATACTAATACTAAATCGTCTTCAGTAAAATTATAGATATTATCTGCCTGGGTTATTCGATTAGCGATATAAGTATTCCCGGCTCCGCCTCTACCTAGATTATAAAACGGAATGTCTAAATCATAGGCTAAAATATTTGCCCACGTTGCCCACTGCCAAAACTGTGTAAAACTACAGCCAAAAGTAAATATTCTTTTTGGCTTTTGTTGATACAATATTCTCACGACTTGTCCTTAGGCATCGGATTCTCACCTGTGAGATGAGGTTGCGAAAACCACAACTGGAACCACTCTTTATCACCTGGTCTAATATTATGTTTGCGTTGATAGGCCGCTTTCTCAGATGCTGTATAGGATATGTTTTCTCCCATATCAGAAGCGTCTTTAACGCCTGCTAGTCTTTTTAAGTCGTTAATGTTCATACTAAATCTCTTATATTATCTTCTGTTAGATCACAATACATTCCTAGAGTGAATCTTGTCTCTCCGCTTGTATTTACTGATCCATGAGCAAAGTTACCTGGGTTTATTAATAATGCTCCCTGATCATATGGAACAAACCCAACGTTTTGAAATTTAAAATAATTACCATCTTTCCATCCTATAGGAATGAAGAATTGTTCACACCCGGACATACCACTATATTGTTGATCATGTTTATAAAAATCATCTGAATGAGGGTATACATAACTATTATGTTGAACTATTCCAACAAAACTGTGCATTATTTTTATCCCTTTAGATTCAATGTTATTAAGTAATTCTTGAACTTTAGGTAACTTGTCTAAAATTTGGTTCTTGCTATCAGGCATTGTTAGATAACAAACATTCCAATTATGTCCGGCTTCAGGACTTTCTTCCTGAATAATATCTAAATTATTAATTAGTTCTTGTTTTATACTGTTTTCGTTATAGTCAACATTTACTTTAAGCCAAGGTCTATCTGAAGATAGTAATTTTGTAGATTTCTTAACAACATGAAAACCAAAGTTGGTTTCAATGAAATCTTTAATAATTTTAGGATGATGATTATCAATTTTAACAGACAAAGGATAATAAATTTCATATTCGTCATAAAGAGATTGGCCAAACTTTGTTGCCGGAATTTTACTAACTACTTCGCCTAACCACCATCCTATAGGATTACCAAAAGGAATATTAATTTCTTTCGATTCAGATGTTAACCAGGTATTAGATTTTCCGTTTGAATATGCAAGATACAATGATTGATTTAAAGATACATCATTGAGTAATACATCTGTTATCTTAATAACCGTATCATCAGATGATGACAGTGTTAACATGTTTACACCTAGATCAATCGGTGTTTTTATTTCTAAAATATTATTTTTATATGTTGCTAAAACACTAGTGTTGTTAACTTTAACATCAACGTCAACAGTCAAATTGCTACATTCTACAACAATTTGTATAGTGTCCATATCTATTTAACCGCTAATGTGGCCTTTTTCTTTGCTAGTATACAGTTATATGTGTCTTGTGTTGTTTTACCTGTATCATTATGTGTGATAGGTATTTGTGCGTTACGATACCATTCTATCTCAAAACCTGCCCTGGTGACCAGACTCTGTAACATGATCTCATTCATTATACTGTAATGATTGTCCCAATTCTCATACATTCGGGCATTGTTAGGTGCTGGACATTCAACATATAGTTGTCCACCTTTTTTGAGAAGTCTGTTGTATTCAATTAGAGCCATCATCGGAAACGGTGAATGTTCTAAGGCATGTCTACAGTAGACGAAATCATACTTGTCATCATCATCTTTAATGAAATTGATATCACCTTTGATAACTTTGTGTTTCTTTTTCTTTAGTGCTTCTAGATCTCCTGACGTCCAACTAACCCCTGTGACATCCTTGTAACCAAGGTCTTTCATTTGGTCGAGAAAGTATCCAACGCCTGATCCTATGTCTAGGATCTTTGCTGTCTTTTTTAGTTTCAGTGGTTTGATAAAGTTCTCAATGATCTGTGCAGTAAGCTGTTCCAGTTCAGGAACTTCTCCCTCATCACGCATTGTGTTGAGACACCAGTCATAGTATAATTTTAATTTTGCCGGGTCAAACATTTTTCTTTCCGTGTCTAGTTGTTTGACTTACTTATACTGCTTTTTCTGTGTATTCTGATTTTTCTTGGCCAAGAAGATAGTTGGCCTTCCAGTCATTCTGTGCAAAACCTTTTAAGTGCGACCAATGATCTCGCATAGCCCATATACGCTCGGCGGCGCCTTCCCAATCCATGCGATCTACTCTATCCTCAAAGTCATATAACTTGGCCTCAAAGTTATTGAAATCGTTAAAGTCCATTTCAATGTGCAGGACTTCAAATATCTCACCATTGGGTCCTATGGCATCAAGATCAAAATCATAACCCCACTGCTGTCGTGTCCTTAACAATAGATCTGCTTGTGGAATAGTCTTCTTTAGTTTGAATAGTTGTTCTTGTGCATCATCCTCAAAAGAGCAACGATGTAAGATCATAGCGTGATCTAAAAGTAAATTAGGGTGGTCTATGGTCAGCCACTCCTCTTGCCATAGCCTATGATTGAGTATAGGTTGGTCTACTGGATGTCCTTCAAGCTCGTAATATTTTAGCTCAGCTTGGCAGAGCTCAAATCCATCCTTGTCGTAGTAGCGGAAGTCTTCTCTATTGGGTGTAAATGTTAATGCCCGTGTGCATTTGGGGTCTTGGACTAAAGGAACATTAATCCTGGTAAACACACTAGTCGCCTGAGTATGTTATACCTGATCCTGCTACCGGAAATGTTTCTGTGTATGCAGAATTACCTGCTGAGTTTGCTTTCCAGTCTGCTACCCAGGACGCATAGGCTAGTTTAGTTGTTGCTCTATCTGATTTAGTAGCCGCAACATTACCTGTATTAGTAGCGTGTGCAATCCCGTTAGGGTCTCTTGGTTGATCAGGTCTAGTTAACGTTGACTGATCTGGATTTGATGATGATAGTGTTAGTGCCATAATACTATTTATCAGTGTTAGGCAGTTAGGTCCTTGTCGTCTATGGCCTTCTGTCTGTTTTTAAGATTAACATCAATGTCCTGTGTGGCCACTGGACAGCCCTTGATCGCGGCTTCCACTATGTTGATGTAATTTCTCATTTCTTATACTTGTTAGTTACGTTCTTTGCTGGTCCGCGTCTTTCCTTGTTTGGATCTTCTCTGCGTTTCCTGCGAACTGCCTGTGCTATCGCTTTCTTACCACCCTTGGCTCTCAGTTTGGCCGCGGCTGACTTTGATAAACACTTAGGCTTGCCTTCACCTGGTTCTGAATCACCACACTTACCGATACGTTCACCTTTAGTGTTGTAACGATCCCAACCACCGCCTCCGGCTCCGCCTTTTTTACCTTTGCCAAACCAATCACGTAGATTTTCGTTTGTTTTATCTTCTTTCTTAACACAGTTTGGGACACGCTTACCAAACATGGTCTTCATGCCTTTCTTTTCATAGCCATCCCAACATTTTTCGTCAGTTCTTGATTTCTTGGGACTCTTGCGACACTTGATCTTCTTGTCAGTAGAACAGTAGTATTCTCCATACTGACAGTTAAGTTCTGTGATGAATTCTGAACTACGCATTACTTACTCTTGTTGCCCCAATTCTTAGCACCCTTCTTGCGACACTGCACCAGTGCACCTGAGGCATAGGCACTGGGCCATACCTTGTATCTTGCTTTTACCTTGTGGTAACAAGCATCCTTCTTGGTTTCTTCGTCAACAGCATCTTCGTGCATGCCAAAGTTGCCTGATGTTGGAACCTGTTTAATGCCTTTTTCTCCCGCATAAGCATCTACTGACATAGCAAGTTGGAAATCTAATATTGTAAGGCCCTTAACGTCAAACGTAGACGTCTTTACAGTTACTTCTGCAACATCCTGTGTCACTTCAGCAAAGTGATCCATGTCCTCAGATAGCTCATTGATGAATACTATCATTTCCTCTGCTTCTTGATGATCCTTACAGACATACATGGCATGTAGTTCTCTATGATCTCGCATGTCCCAGTCTGGAAGATACTTGTTCTTGATCTCGTCAAGTTGCTCGTCGCTAGGAACAAACTCCTCTACGTCGTTCTCTCTGTATTTGCCTTCTTGGAATTCTTCAAATTTCATAACTTAACTTTACCTTCACGCAATAGTTTCTCTCTATTAGCCATGTGTTTAATCTGTATCTCTTCCTTTGAGCCGCCAAAGTATGCCACAGCATGACCTTCTTCTACCAGAACGTCTGTTACCATACGTCCATCTTTAGTAGTAAAGTCACCTAGGACACGACCAAACTTACCTTTAGCATCATATTCCTTGCATACTAATACTGCTTCTTTACCTAGTATTTCTTTTAGTCTTGCTTTACTTGCTAGACCAAACTTCTTTTCTACCTTGTCTCTTGTTCTTGATTCTGGAGTATCAATGCCCATGATTCTAACACGTTCTTTTTTAAGTATAACGCCAAATCCTAGGTCAATGTCTACGTCAACGGTATCACCGTCAACTACTCTCTGTATGTAAACTTTATATTCAAACATTTTAATCTCTTGTATCTTCTGCTAGTCTGGCACTGGGAGGTTCATCTGTTTCACATTCATGACAATGACAATCAGGACAGTTCCAACAACTAGTGCAACTCATGCCACAGTGTGAGGCACAGCCACAGTATTTACATTTCACTTTTTCTTCCTTTGCCACTTAGCCGCCGATACCGGTGACTGTGTGTTAGTATCATCCATCTCTCCGGATGGTCCTTCTGCTTCTGTTTCTGTTGTTAATCCTAAGGCCTTGTGTGCGGCATCTATCATCTTTTTCTCTTCTGGAGTGTATGCACCAATATATGGTTTGGCCGCTACTGAATCTGTGTCTATGTCTGAATCATCACCCGGAGCACGAGCCATTAACATACTAGCACGATACAAACCGTAGTATCTATCGCCACTGTTTGTGTATGCGCCAGGAGTGGCTTTTGAGTGCTGTTCGTTAGGTTTACCCTGTCGGCGTTCCGATAGGAAGTCCTTGGCACGCATTATACTACCTCTATCCTAACACCCTGAGCTTTTCCCTGGGTAACTACATTATTTCGTCTTGCTTGCCAATATACTGAATTAAAAGGCCAATCATTATTTTTACATTCGTTAACTAGTTCATTATATCCTAATATCTTTGTATTTCCATCCGGCGATGTTAATTTATATTTTTGTTTAGCATTAGAACTTGCATGTCCGCCTTTTTTATGCCAATCTGTATTTTTCTTATATTTGTGATATACCTTAGCAAACGCTAATCCTGCTCGACGTTGATGTGCTATATGTGCGTCTGGATCTTGTTTTTTTAGTTCATGTAGCCAATTACCACCGCCATATGCTTGGTTATAACTCTTTGGATCTTTTACAACATCTTCATTGACTATTTCTTTTTCAAGTTCCCAAAGATCGTCTGTTGTGTTAGCAGTTGCAATTATTTCTCTTGTGAAATTTTCTTTACCGTATTTGTTGATAGCATTTTTTATGCCTTGGCCGCTACCTAAATACCCATCGTTTAGATTATCTGTAGAATGTCTGCCAATGTAATATTTGCCATTAATTATGTTAGTTGTTTTGTAGATGATGTGTTTCATTAGTCCAAATCACTAACTTTTTTGCCTCTGCGCCACATCGCACATGACCAATATCTTGCTTTGGTTTTATCTTTGGCTTTGGCTGTGTCGCATCCATGTCTAGCACGGAAGTTTTTACGTCTCTTAGGATCGTCTCTTTTGATTGATAGGTTAGGATCGCCAAAGCGAACAACTTTTACGTTGCCTGACTTAGGATCTTTAACATATACTTTGAATTTTTTCTTTGGATTCTCTGATGTTCTGATCGGATCATTGAGCTTAACTTTCTTGCCTTGATACTCTGCCTCGTCAAACACAGCGAATTCAACGGCATCATCAAACTCACAACCGCAGTGTTCTAATATCTTCTGGCATTCCTCATCCATGATCAATGTCATTGAGTCAACATCATGCGACTCGACTATTGATTCGATCACCGTGTCCATGTCAACAATGAAGTCAACGTGGTCATCTGTCACTGGATTGGCCTTGGCTCTTTCCGCTTCTGCTAGATAATCCTTGAAAGACATATTAGTTACCCTTGTATTCTGTGTATAACTTCATCATGTTCTCTGCGATCTCATTCTTTGATTCTGTGTGCAAAGCGTTTGAATTTGATTTCAATGCTGACTTGTCTTTAGGACCATTAACACCACCTGTCATGTCTTTGACCTGTGCGTCAACTGTTGTTGTCTTTTCACGTGGGCTATTTGTGTATTCTGGATCACGTTCTTCTTCTACTGCTTCTGGATCACCTTCATACTCTTTATAACCATCTGAACGCATACCTGATAGTTTCATTAGGTCCTTGACCATGTCAGCATGTGCATTGTTAGCATTGATGTTGATAGTTTCCTTACCTTGGTCATCGATAGACTGTGTAACCTGTAGGCCTTCGTTTAATTGTTCACTGTATTTCTTTTCAAAGTCTTCCATCATAGAGTCTAGGTCTAGTTCTTCTGATTCCTT